GGAACGCGCTCGGCCTGCCGGCCGCGCCTGGCCACGAGCCGATCCGCAGCGACGAAGCGTCGCGCTGCCTGTGGCACCTCCTCGATCAGCCGACCAATGTGGACAGCTCCGGCCAGGTGGCGCGGCGGCTGCGCGACTGGATCGAGATCGCGCTGAACAATCCCGACGACGGCGGCTTGCGCGATCACCTGCGCGACCAGGGCATCCTGCCAATCGACGACGGCGAGACGGCGGGCTTCGTGGTCGCCAACAGCCATCCGGTGCTGTCGGGCAAGTTCGCCGGTACGCCCTGGCGCGAGACCTACCCCTACGTGCTGCGCCGGCTGCCGGGCGCCCATGTCGGCAAGCCGATGCGGTTCGGGCATGTGCAGCGGCGCTGCACCTACATCCCGGCCGAGCTGCTGGAGCCGCGCGCCGAGCCGCCGGCGCCGCCGGTGCCGCCGACCAACGTGGTGCCGTTCAAGGGCTGAACGGTTGACGCCCTCGGGGTGCGGGTAGGGTTTCCCCTGCCCGCACCCCTCTCTTTTGGAGGGCCCGGCTGACCTGAGGCGAAAGTCGCCTCGCCGATCGCAGGCTTAACGATAGGCCGGGCCCGCGCCACAAGCGCCGCACCCCGTCCGAAATCATCCATCCCTGATTTCGCACGGAGGGCCACATGGCCGGACCTGTAAGCGATACCTACAAGCTGGCGTATAGCCGGCTTGTGATGCTGGCAGTCCAGCAGATGCAATCGCGTTTCGAGAGCTTCATGACCTACCACGCCGACCTCAAGGGCCGGCAGATGCAGATCCTCGACCTGGTCGAGCCCACCACCGCGATCGTGGACGGCGTCCGCGGCGGCAGTACCCCGAACATCGAGCAGAACCACGAGCCGGTGTGGGTCAAGCCGCGCCAGATCGAGTGGGGCAAGCTGATCGAGAAGGAAGACTACATCAAGGCGCTGACCGACTACGAAAGCCCCTACGTCCAATCGGGCGCCGCGGCGATCGTGCGCGGCCGTGACCTGGTGTTTGCCACCCAACTGATGGGCAACCGCATCATCGGGCTGGACGGCACCACCACGGCGGCGCTCACCACGGCCGGCCGCTACGTCGCCGACACCGTGGGCTCGGCCGACGGGCTCACCCGCACCGGCATGAACATCCGCAAGCAGAACCGCGCCATCCGCTTGATGCGCGCCCAGTATGTCGAGCTGCAATACGAGCAGCTCTGCGGGCTCATGAACGCGCAGGCCAGCGAGGAGCTCTACAACGACATCCTCACCATCAACACCGACTACAAGAAGATGGCGGTGCTGGACGAGGCCACCAAGACTGTGCAGCGCGTCGGCGCGGTCGATTACGCGACCTACGAAAGCATCCCTGACGTCACCGTGGCGCAGGGCGCGGTCGACGCCAACGACTTCGGGTCGATGATCTTCTGCAAGAGCGGAATGCATTACGGCGACTTCGATCCGCTGCAGACGACGGTCGAGCCCAACCCGAGCCTGAAATATCGGCTGCACCCCTACATGGAGAACTGGTGGGGCGCGACGCGATCGGAGGACGCCAAGTTCGTCCTGGTCGCGAACTTCAAGACCCCGGCCGGACCGAACGGGTAACGCAACCGGGCGCGCGCGATCGGCGCGCGCCTCCCCTCTTTTCACCAGGAGACCACCATGGCGATCGTACAATACAACGGAGCTGGCTATTCCAACTCCGTCACCAGCCAGGCGCCGTTCAAGGACTTCGCCGAGGCGCAGGACAAGAACATCTACTCGTTGGCGAACATTGCCAACGGCGACAGCATCGGGTCGCAATTCTACATCGGCCGCGTGCCGAGCGACGCGCTGTTCAAGTTCCACAACTCGCTGCTGCTGACGTCGGTCAATGCCGGCCTGACCTCGGTGTCGGTCGGCCTGGCGCTGCCCGCGCCCAACATCCTGACGCCGCCCGCCGGCGCCGGGCTGATGCAGGCCGCCACCGCGCTCATGAACGCGGTCGACGTGCATATCGCCAACAACTACCCGCTCGGCCCGACCACCGGAAACTGGGGAAAGAAGGCCTGGCAGCTCGCCGGCCTGGCGGTCGATCCGGGCGGCTATCTCGACATCATCGCGACCTTGAACACCGCCTCGACCGCGGCCAGCACCATGGAAGCGTTCATCAACTACACCCGCGGCGGCCCCTGATCTCTCTCCTCCCTGTTGGGCGGGCCTGACGTAACCCACCAACCAACTTGCCCTCCGCGTGCGCGCGGAGGGCCTTTGCACATGAGGGCCCTTCATGTCGATCGCACCGCAGACCGAGACCGATGTCGCCAACCTGGCGCTGGCGGCGATCGGCGAGCCGCCGATCACGTCGCTCGCGGATCCGTCGTCGCGCGGCAAGGCGATCAATCTTCATTTCGCGGCGACGCGGCGCAAGGTGCTGCGCGCCCACGACTGGAATTTCTGCTCGGCCTGGGTGCTGCCGGCGATGTCGCCGCAGCTCGGGCTCGGCACATTGCAGAACCGATTTCCCTTGCCCGACGATTGCCTGAAGGTGCGCGAGGTGACGCAGCAGCGCGCCACCATCACCAGCAATACCGGCATCTCCATCACCGACCCGAACATCATCGCCGAGCTCGAGGCGTCGCAGCCGGTGTATCCGGCCGACGAGCAGTGGTGGCAGATCGAGAACGTCACGGTCAATCCGTCCGACGTCGCGAGCGCGACCATGATGCTGGTCACCTCGATGACGGTGCCGCTGGTCAACTACACCCGCGACGTCACACTGATCCGGCTGTGGGACGCGGAATTCTTGACCGCGTTCGTCCAGGAGCTCGCCGGCGCCGTGGCGCCCGGCATCGCCAAGGACATCAACGCCGGCGAGAAGAAGGCCGCCATGGCGGAGGAGCTGATCGACAAGGCTAGCCGCACCGACAGCCGCGAGCAAAGCCCCAAGCACGTCGACCGCAACACGTCGTGGATCATGGCGCGCGTGGTTGGGGTCGCGCGCTCGCGCTCATGGGGGAGGCAGTGGTGAACCAGGTCAATCCGACCATCTACAATCTCGGCAAGCCGCTCACGCGCTTCGAGGCGCGCGTGCTGGTCTGCGCGCTGTTCGCGTTGATGCCGTTCGCCTGGCTGTTCCCGCGCACCTTCAGGTAGCCCGATATGGCGCTCGCGATCGAGCTTGCCAAAGTCTCCTTCGCGGCCGGCGAGGTGTCGCCGGAGCTGCGGGCGCGCGACGATCTGGCCAAGAACCAGACGGCGTGCTGGTTCCTCGAGAACATGGTGCCGATCCTCGAGGGCGGCGTGACGCGCGCGCCCGGCACCCGCATGATCATGCCGATGAAGGACCCGACCAGGATCTCGGCCGCGATCCCGTTCCGCTTCGCCCCGACCGGCTCAAACGCCTACCTGATCGTGTTCAACGCCGGCGTCATCCGCTGGGTGCTGGGCAACGGGGTCGTGCAGGCCGGCGGCGGCGGCAACTACGAGGTGGCACATCCCTACAGCGACGCCGACCTCGGCGGCCCGGGAGCCGCGATCGCGGGCGCGTCGAACCTGCGCTACACCGCCAACGGCAACGTGGTGTTTCTGTTCTGCGACGGCCACCAGCCGCAGACGCTCACCCGCAACGCCGACAATTCCTGGACGCTCGCGCCCTACATCCCACAAGGCGGCCCGGTCGATCCGGTCAACACCAATGCGGCCATCACCATCGCGGTGTCGGCGACGACCGGCAACGGCATCACACTCACCGGCCAGGGCACCAACTGGCAGGCCGGCAATGTCGGCGGGGTGTGGCGGCTCGACGAAAGCACCTTGGCGCTGATCCCGGAATGGATCGGCAACGAGGCGATCACCATCCCGACCACCGAGATCGGCGCCGCCACCGGCCAGATCGGCGACCTCACCAACCTCGCCAACGCCTTCGACGAGCTTGCCGGCACCGAGGCCACCAAGGCCGGCGCCGCATCGTTCTATGCCGGCTCGACCTACGCGGCCGGGCAGAGTGTCTATTCGGCGACGGTCGTCGATGCCAACAATCCGCTGTTCAGCGGCGCCCACGCCGGCACGTTGTATCTCTATGGCAAGAACGGCGTGCCGGCGAATTCGACCGACGGAACACTGCTCGGCAGCCTGGCGGTGCAGAGCGGCCAGACAGGCTACAGCTACACCATCCTCGCGACCGATCCGGTCACCACCTTCACCAATCTCTGGGTCGCGGGCTCGCTGCCGTTGGCCGCCAACGTCACCATCGCGGAGATCGAGTTCTTCCAGTTCACCGCCGGCGCCACCGCGGTGCTGCGGCGCTGGAACGGCAACGTGTACCAGGCGACCACGGCGGGCAATTCCGGCGCCAATCCGCCGGTGCACACCTCTGGGGCCGTGCTCTCCGGCACCGGCGGCATCAACTGGCTCTACCGCCATCGCGACCGCGGCTTCGTGCAGATCACGGCCGTCGCTTCCGCGACCTCCGCAACGGCAAATGTGCTCGAGCGCATCCCCGACAGCGTCGCGGTGCAGCCCACGGCGGTGTGGTGGCCGGCGAGCTGGGACGCCGTGGTCGGCTGGCCCAACCGCGTGTCGCTGTCGCAGAACGCGCTGGTGGTCGGGCGCGGCGGGCGCTTCTGGAAAACGCAGCCGGGGAGCTTCTTCAACTACGACATCACCGACCCGACCAATCCATCCTCGGCACTCGCCGGGCAGCTCGTCTCCGAGGACGGCAGCCAGGTCAACATCGAATGGTTCATGCAGTCGACGTATCTTGCTGCCGGCGCGCGCGACAACGAATGGGTGCTGTCGGGCGCCAATCCGTTTGCCGGCCTCTCCGTGACCAACCTGCAGCCGTTCCCGGCGCAGGCGGACGGCTCGGCCGTGCACATCCCGGCCAAATGCGAGGGCGGCATGGCGTTCATCGGCCGCACCCGCACGCGGCTGCACCACACCACCGTGGCGTTCGGCTATGTGATGCCCTCGATGGCGTCGGAGGAGCTCACGCTCACGGCGCGCCACATCCTGGCCGGCAAGGCGCTCGGCGTCTCGCAGCAGCGCGATCCCAACCGCATCAACTGGATCTGGTGCCAGGACGGCTCGCTCGTCTCCGAGACCTTGATGAAGCAACAACAAATCAACGGCTGGGCGCGCCATCCGCAGCACGCGGCGACGCAAAGCGCGGTCGAGTGGGTGGTGACCATCCCG